AAAGCAGATAATGAAAACCTTAAAAGGAAATATTCCCCAAAACTCCGCTCATGTATTTTTGAAGACCCTAAAATATTCGATACAACTACCGTCTGTTACCGAGGTTTAAAACCCGTCAAAAGTATCGCGGGAGAGTTTTTTAGTCAAGCATATAGTGCAAAAGAAAGTATTAAATTGAAACAAAAATACGAATCACAAAACAATTTTACATATGACTTAGTCATGCTAGCGAGATTAGATTTATTATGGTTTGAGCCTATCGATATTAAACGTACGAACCCGAAGCCGCACATACAATTAGATCCTAAATGTTTTTATATACCTAATTGGAATCAAAACAATACTGACTCCGGAAAAAGATCTGACTCCGGAGACTTGAGTATAAAAGAAACATATTTAAACAATATTACTACAACAAACAGAAGGTATAAAAAAATATTAGATTATTTTTTTATATCTAATAGCGAGTATATTAATAAGTTTTCTAATTTATTTGATTATATACCGGAATATATAAACAATACTGCACGTGCGGTTGAACGAGAAAAACAAAAAAGAAGCAACCACATATTAAAAAGAGAGTATTTACAAGAAATCGGATTGTGGGATAAAAGGATAATTAAATTTATATATTACGAAGGTTATGATTTTAATTTACAACGTAAGTTTTATCAATGGAATTTCAATAAAAAGAAGAGTAGGTTCGGGTATAAACCTTTAAGCGACAAATACATGAGAGATTCTATATACTGGACCTATAATGGGAACCCTATACCTGTTAACAAGCTACAGTAAAACGATAAGTTGAATTTCAAATTTTTTCGTTATATTTATATGCAGTATGCTTGTTTGACTGTGATTTGTAAATTGCATGAAGCAAGTATAAATATATAAACAAATGCCAAAAGACATTAACTATCTAGACGAAATATCTACCTTTACCTTTACGAGTAAGTACGCAAGATTTAATAAAAATTTAAATAGAAGAGAGACATGGGACGAATGTATAAACCGTGTTGCAAAGATGCATGTCGATCAATTTAAACGACATTTACCATCTGAAGATATAGATACGATTAAGTGGGCCTTTCAACAAGTAAAAGATAAACACATTGTCCCTTCAATGAGATCAATGCAGTTTGGCGGTAAAGCCGTATTAGCACATAATGCGCGTATATATAATTGCGCGGTAAGACATGTTGATAGTATAAGAGCTTTTGCGGAAATATTTTATTTACTGTTATGTGGATGCGGAGTTGGTATTGGAGTGTCAAAACACTTTGTAAATAGATTACCAGATTTAGTTACTGCGAAAGATAAAACCGGTACCGTTGTAACATATGTTGTTGAAGATAGTATTGAAGGTTGGTCGGACTCAATCGAAGCATTATTAAATTCTTATTTTAGAAACACAGCTTTCTCTGGTCGTAAGATAGTTTTTGATTTTAGTAAGATAAGACCTAAAGGTGCTCCACTAGAAACTGCTGGTGGTAAAGCTCCTGGTTATGAAGGCCTTAAGCAATGTCATCTCAAGGTTAAAGAGTTATTCGATAATATAATCGAACAACAACATCAAACTAGATTAAAACCAATTAATGCATATGATATTTTAATGCATTGTGCAGACGCTGTACTATCAGGAGGTATTCGTCGTTCCGCTACTTCTCTTATTTTTGATAAAGACGATGAAGAGATGATGAACTCAAAAACATTTTTTGATGTTACTCGTCATACTAAATTTTATCATGATGATGAATCTGATTTATATGTTGGAAAAATTACTGTCGGTAAAAAGAAGTATGAGGTTGAGTTAAGTGAATATGAGTATAAAGATGTAATTGATAATAAACGTATTAGCTGGATACATGTCGAACCTCAGCGAGCTAGAAGTAATAACAGTGTACTGTTGTTACGAGACCAAACTACGTTTGAAGAGTTTACAGAAATTTTAAATAAGACTCGGCAATTTGGTGAACCTGGATTTGTATTTGGTAATCATCCATGGCAATTATATAACCCTTGCTTCGAGATTGGGTTCGTACCAGTTACAGAAGATGGTGTATGTGGTGTTCAGTTTTGTAATTTAACATCTATTAATGGAGCCAAAATTGATACTAAAGCTAAGTTTTTAGAAGCAGTTAAAGCAGCTACTATTATTGGTACCCTACAAGCAGCATATTCTGACTTTACGTACCTGAGACCTGCGTCTAAGCAATTAACTGAAGGGGAAGCATTGCTAGGTGTATCTATTACTGGAATGATGGATAACCCTAAAATATTATTAAACCCAGATTATCAAAGAGAAGGAGCTGATTACGCTGTTAAGATTAATAAGTTATGGGCTAAGAAGTTAAATATCAATCAAGCCGCTCGAATTACTTGTATTAAGCCAGAAGGGACATCATCATTAGTATTAGGTAGTGCTTCAGGAATTCATCCTCACCACAGTAGAAAGTATTTTAGACGTATTCAGTGTAATAAACTTGATCCCGTCTACAACCACTTTAAGAAAAGCAATCCACATATGTGTGAGGAGAGTGTGTGGTCTGCTAATAAGACGGATGATGTAACTACATTCCCTATTGAGATTTCGGAAAAGGCTTTAGTTAAAGATGACTTAACAGCCTTACAACATTTAAAGTATATTAAATCAACTCAACAAAATTGGGTTATACCAGGTACTACGGATGCTAATACAAAAAATGTAGAGCATAATGTTAGTTGTACAGCTGTAGTTAAAGATGATGAATGGGATAGAGTATTTAAATTCTTGTATGATAATAAGAAGTACTTTGGTGCGGTATCATTGCTGCCTAAAACTGGGGATAAGTTATATGAGCAGGCGCCTTTAGAATCAGTAATTGATGAAAAAGATCAAGAGAAGTGGGAGTCTATTGTTAAACAGTATACCTTAGTGAATTATAAGTCTTTAAAAGAGGAAGAAGATACAACTGAAGTACAAGATACAGTTGCGTGTGGAGGTGGAGCATGTGAAATACCTAACTTACAAGAAGTTAAGGTACAGGTTCGAGAACCAGAAGCTGAACCAGGTTAAGATTTCGTCTTTCCACTACCATTAAATCTAGTAAGATCTAATTGACATAAGGGCTTTTCAATCTTAAGCTTACCTAACCATTCGTTTTGAACGACTAGCTTGCTACCGCCAATAACTTTACCGTCCATTACGTCGTAGATAAAAAATACTGTCTTAGTAAGACCTACTCGAATAATTCGACCTGGTTTTCCATCGACATATACAACATCATCGGTTTTATAATCGTTCCCGCAAAATACAAATACGCCGGCTGCAAATTTTTTAATGCTAGATTGAAATATCATTAACGCTATACCAGTTATAAACATCCATCCATACTGTCCGATAAAGTGTTCTAATGCTTTTTCTAGTTCTCCGGGTTGAATTAGTGCTGACTCCATATAATTATTTAATTGTGTCAGATATAAATAGTTAAACATGAAAAAGGTATTTAATTTTATTAAAACATATAAAAAGGAGATCGGCGGTTTACTTCGTCACGCCGCTACTATTGCTGGTGGTGTATTAATTGCAAAAGGCTCCTTAGATTCTGAGACTTTTCATATGATTTTAGGTGCCGCGGCGAGCATTACTGGCACAGGTTGGTCTTTTGCTAACAAGATAAGTCATAAGCAAGAAGTGAAGACTGCTTTTGCTACAGACCCTGTTACTGGTGATGTTACACGTCATTTTAATGAAGAGACTAAGGCATGGGAAGAAAAACCAGAACCCAAATCTAAGAAGAAAAAAAAGAGCTAATTAATAAATAGCAAAACGTCTCTGGATACATAAATATTTATGTGGCTGTGACTTCACCAGGGTATTTGTATATTATTACTAATAAATCTTGGCCTGGATGGTTGAAAGTTGGAACCACTCGTAACTTAAAAACTCGTTTGCAAACATATCAAACGAGTTCTCCCTTCAGAGATTACGAGGTTATATATTCTATAAAACATCCAGAATATCTTCAAGCTGAACAAAATATAAAGAAACAAATGAAATATTTTGCTAAGCAAATAAAAAATGAATGGTATGAAGTTGATTTCCACGTGGCAAAGGTTAGACTATTAGAACAATTAGATAATTATTTTTATGGTGAATGTGATAAACAAGAAGAATACCATCAAGTATTTATTACTAATCCTGTATAAATAATTTAAATGACCTTTAAACAACTATCAGACTGTAATGAGGTTTTCTTGCGAGAAGGCCCGTGGTCTAGTAGAGCTGCAGCTTTAGGTTTGGGTGCTGCCAGTTTATTTGGCGGTCCCGGCGAAGTACAAGCCAAAATGCCTACCCCAATAACTCATACTATAAAACAAGACCAATCAATGTATGATTATATTGTTCAGAGTGAAGGTAAAGGTAAACCGGGTCGCCCGGGATATGCGTACAGAGACTCAGAGGGGCACTTAACCGTTGGGGTAGGCCATTTAATTACTAAAAACGATCCTGTGCTCAGACAAGTTACCGGTCAGTATTATAATGCTGTTGTATCTGGTCGTATGCCGTTGAACGATAATCAAATGAAACAATTGTTCAATATCGACCTACAATCTAAAATTGCTTTAGCTCGTAGATATATTAGAGGATATGATAAATTGCCTTCATATGTTCAAAATGCAGTAGTAGATGGTTTCTTTAGAGGTGATTTATCTGGTAGTCCAGATACATTAGAATTAATGAATCAAGGTAATTGGTCAGTAGCTGCAAAAGAATATTTAAATCATAATGATTATAGAAAATCTGTAGCTAGTAACAAAGCAGGTAAACCACATGGTGTTAAAGATCGTATGGAGCGTAATGCTAGTATCTTTGCTGCTTATGGAAGAGGCGCCGATGCTGACCCACGCCAGCGCTGGGCATCATCAGGAACACCTACTAATACGTATACTGTAAAGGCAGGAGATACATTAAGTAAGATTGCTCGTGATAATAATGTAAGTATACAGGATCTTATGAAAAAAAATAATATCTCTGACCCGAATAAGATCAGTATAGGTCAGCAATTATACATATAACATTTGATTAAATAATTAAATAATGCCAGCAACGCTCGATAGGTGTGTTAAGAAAGTACAAAAGCAAGGAAAAAGTAAATCCTCTGCATATGCTATTTGTTCTAAAAGTACTGGCTGGAAAGTTGGTAAGGGTAGTACTAAAAGAAAAAAGAAATGGAAAAAGGAATCATTTAAACAATATTTTGAACAAACAAATTATTATAATGATACTTTACACCCTGAGTTTTGGACTGATGATAATTTTAATGAAGAAGTATTAAATTCTATAATTGAAATTGTAGAGGATTTTATAAAAGACGATGATCACATTACTCCTGAAATGATTGATGATATTCAATTAACAGGATCATTAGCTAATTTTAATTACTCTCAGCATTCAGATCTTGACATACATATACTATTAGATTTTGCTAAAATAAATGAAGATGAAAGCATAGTAAAGAGAGCATTAGACGGTAAAAGATTTATATGGAATTTAACACACAATATTGAATTTAATAATCATGAAGTTGAATTATATTTTCAGGATATTCATGAACCTCATGTGGCTTCCGGTTTATTTAGTATACAAGATAATAGATGGATTAAAAAACCTGTTCACGACCCCCCGGAGATAGATCAGCGGGATGTTGAAAAGAAGGCAGAACAGTTCCGTACAGAGGTAGAACTAATAAAGGAAGCTCTAAATGAGATTGATGATAAAGATGATCTTGTATTAATTAATAACCGCGCTAAAAAATTAAAAAACAAGTTAATGAGAATGCGTAGAGAAGGTCTTGCTGGTAAAGGAGAATATTCTGTAGAAAATTTAGCCTTTAAATCTTTACGCAACGATGATACAATAGCTGAATTAAATGGCTTGATTATTAAGTCATATGATCTTATGTTTGGTGAAGACACTGTTGTTGAGAAAAAGAAAAAGAAAAAGAAAAAGAAAAAGAAAAAAGGATTAAAGGATTGGATGTTAAGTATAGTGCATGCATTATTTTCTAAAGATCCATCTCACATGCCTAAACCACAAAGGTACCCTGCAGGAATATGAAAACATTTAAACAATTTTTTGAGACAGTATACGATGTATGGGCGGCCCCAGCTGATAGTCGAAACGAAGGAGATGTGTAAGTTATTGGTCAGGCCGACGATGCTACTTTAGATAAAATCAGAGTTCGTTCACATCTCCTTCGTTTCGACTATCA